GCTGCGGCCAATGCAGCGACCCCTTCTCTCCCATATCGGTCTAACAATCCGACTTTAAGATATTCTTTAGCTCGTTCAAGCCATTTTTCAGTTTTAGAAAAATTGCCATTAACTTTCAAAGTAATCATTCGATCAGCCCTTTGTTCTTAACATTTTTCTCCTAGCAGCGTTTAATTCCGAATTTCTAGCCATAAGGGCTTTTCGACTCATCTTTTTCTTAGGCTTGTTTTCTTCCTCACAAACACGGATTAAAGTTAAAAGACTGTTCAAATGCCATTTCTGACATTCAAACGGAATATTTAAAGCGACCATCCAATAATAAATCTTCTCCGCTGTTACTACCTCTTTACTCCTGCTTTTCTTTTCGTTTTCAGCGAACCATGTAGCAGTCATAGGATCGTTTATGTAGCTATTTATTTCGTTGATGTTGTCCACAGTGAGTCTGAGATACACGTTAGGATCGATTTTTTTATTTAAAGACATACATTTGATGTAGTCTATTACCTGGTCGGCTGTTTTTTCTTTTTCACCAAGAAATGGAACATGCCATCTAGACTCCCATTTCTTCACTGAAAGCAAAGAATGCTCCAGATCTAAAGTTTGTTCTTTAGCATACACAAACTTTTCATTAGTCTCATCCCATTCTTCAGATTCGGGTATTGTTATTCGAAGCATCCTTTTCACCTTTTACACTGGCATTAAAGCTGGTTTGTCACCGGACGTGGCGATATCTTTGGGAATGATCCCATTAGCAAAAGCTGCTGCAGCCTTATCGTCCGTTGCGAGCTCTGTGTACAAAATGGAATATGCCTCGGTCTGGGAAAAAGCTTCGGAGATCTCTTTACTTTTGATGAAGCGTCTTCCGTCTTCGCTTTTTTCACCATATGCCTTAAGAATAAGATCTTTAAAAACCCGAACCAACGTCGGTGTGTCTTTAGCGTCAATGATCTTCTTAAGCATTTCAGACAAGCCGCCCTCGACACTTGACTGCATCTCGATGATCTCGGCCTTCGACAGATTGAAATAAAAATCCTCAGTTCTTTCGACACCATTGTAATCAGTGTAAGTAATACGTTTTTTAAGCATTGTTACTCTCCTTTCGATTTTTAAAAAAATAAAAGGGCTGCCTAGAAATGACAGCCCGTAAAACAATGATCGATTATTAGGTCTCGCCAGTTGCTCCGGTTGCTCCTGAAGGATTGACAAGTTCGATAATCTGTGTGATCGACGGAAGTGTCGGATCCGCATTTTCGGTACCATAAAGAAGATTTTCAAGCGCAGTCAGTTTATCTGACGGAATTTTGCTAGAATCAATGTCAATACCGGCAGACGGCTTATTACCTTCGCCCGCGTTTACCGGAGTAGTGGAAACCTCCCACGACATTGTGATGGCTTCCGGACTATCGTTAACGGTGCTGTGTCCTTTCTCTGCAGGAGCTGCCACACAGTCGTATACGATATGGATCTTATAGCCGTAGTCTGTGCCATCTTCATCATTACCAAGAAGTGTTCTATAGCAAATTCCAAAATGCTGTCTATTCTGCTGTCTGATCGTCACACCGGTTACGACCTCAGCAGAACCATCACATCTTGCAAATTCATCCGGATATGTGTAAGCCTCAATACTGAGACCAAGATCTTCTGCCGAAATAAGATTAAGGTATTTAATATTATCTGCGTACAGCGGTGTAGCCTCAGCACCGGAAGGACTATCATTGATTGCAGTGATACCATTCCACGCTACACCAGCTTCATAAGAACCGCCAGAAGACGGATACAAAACGCATCGGTCTACACCTGTTTCATAAAAACGTTCGCCTGACTTATCCCATTCAAGTCTGCTCATTTTCATTCCTCCATTTTAATAAATAGTAAAAACATCGTGATACAAATTATCAGCTACGTATGATCTGTCTACTCTACATGTAGGAATTTTAGACAGTTTATCAACAATATCATCATCCGGATCTCTGTGTATAAATGTTATTATGTATCTATAATCCTGCTTGTAGACAGAATTATCAGCATGAATATTGCTAATATTTCGTTCATATCGTATCGCCGGATATATCATCCTTATTGACTCTGGTGGTTGGAAGTACACATGGGTAGACCCCAAAATATTGCATAGTTTTGAATGCAATATTAATCTTTTATCTTCTAATTTACCCATTGTAAACTTCCCCCAATGTGACAATAATTCTAGGATATAGTATTTCTGCACTCTTAGCTTTCCATTTTGCTCCGGCATATACTACATACAAAATATCTTGTGCGTGGCTTAAAGCATACGGATCTGCTAAAAAGCTAATTCGGCTCGAAATACTGATATTGTCGATTATTTGATTTCCAGAATCAGCCCTGCTTGTTTCGTTTAGAACGTCACCGAAATACTCTTTTTCTAACGTTACATTATCAAACACACCAGGGCTTGATTCGGACTGGTCGGTACGGTAGCCGACCTTGCCAAAAAACTTAGACACAAGCAGCTACCTCCATTTTGAATTTTAGTTTGTATCTCCGGTTGCTCCTGTGGAACCTGTAGATCCAGTAACCGGTTCTTCAACAACAATTGCAGAGTAAACTCTGGTCAGAGCACCTGAGCATCTGGTCTCAAGAAGACTCTTCTGCTGGTTGAAGTCGATGTCAAACTGAGTGAAGTGAGTGATCTCGCCACCCTTGGTGGAGCCGAGAGAATAATCTGCAAGATTGCAAATGATGCAAAGCAGCTTATGCTCTTTATTCTGACCATCGGTTCTTGTCTTGTCAGCGAACTGTTCTGCTGTGACAATAGATCCAACATTAAGAGCGGAAGCAAGCTCAGCCTTTGAACTGAAGATCCGACGACCGTTCATATCTCTGGACAGAAGCATAACGTTCAGCATATGCGGAGTAATGTACATATCCGGAGTACCGGTTCCCTTGAATTTCTCACGAGCATACAGGACAGTCTCGATCAGAGCTTCCGCGTATACGTAGTTGTCGCCGAAGTAACCGCCGGTATTAGTACCCTGAAGCTTGGTTCTGGCAGCTTCGATGTCGAGATCTACGTGCATTGTATACAGCTCATCGTCGGTCCAAATCGGTCTGATATGCTCTTCAGAAATCTTATACTCAGATTCATCCGGTCTACCATCGCCAAGCATGATCGCAGTAGCAAGCTCTTCGTTAAGCTGCATCTTATCGATATTGTACAGGTACTGAACATAATCGAAATCGGTGATATCGATGATGTCATCTCTGTGCAGGGCAGACTTGACATATACGGTCTGCGGATCGGTGGTTCTTCTAACAAGACCGAAGTTACCAGTCTGAGCTTTCTGTTTGCCCTTCTTGTAACCTTTAGCCCGGAGAGCGTCGATGTTTCTGATATCTACAGTTGAAGTTCTGATTCGGCTGATCGGGCTCTTATGAACCTTTGCCAGGACAGTGCCGATCCAACCCTGATCACTTGTAATAAGCTCCGGAGCTCCTGGACGGACTTCTTTGTATTCCGGGAACAGATCATATACAGTACCATTATTTCCAGTCTCATAGAAACCTGATGCAATTGCATCATGCTCCAGATTATTGTCGTCTTCGAAGATACCCAGAGCAGCCTGGAATGATCCGACGTTCTTGGCGAGATTTACAATGTCCATCTCATCAGAGTGGGAAAGATAGTTGGCCTGCGGCGTGTAATCGTCTTCAAATACGTTGTGCTTCATTGATCTACCTCTTTCTTCTTCATCGTCGTCATCTTCGTTGCCTCTGCCATTCTGAAGAGCTTCGCCAACGAGAGCGTATACTACATTTTTCTGTTTGTCTGTAAGTGTGTTAAAAATATCGCCGATGGTTTCTTCGCCGTCATCGACTTCTTCTCTTTTGTCTTTATTGTCTGCCACTTCTTTTTCCTCCTTTTTTTCGTCGGCATGATAAAGCTCGATTCCTTCGTCGGTATAAATAATTCCCTCGTCTTGCGATTCTTCACCATGAGAGAGACTAATAGAATCGATACAAGCGCCAGGATTAGCGCCGGCGAGAACCAAACTCACCTCTCTGATGTTTCCGTGATAAACATCTGATCCTTTCTGAACAAGCTGATTTGCATAGATCGACAGCGCCGAAATATCACCATGCTCGACTAATTTTCTGGCATTCATGCCCTGCTCTGTATCGTTTAAAGTGCAATAAGCCATGACACCATCTTTAGCATTCTTAAGAAGCGCGTGG